ATTTTAAATTTTCTAGATCAATCTGAATTGGTGAATCATTTTGATCTGCAACTATCGCTTCGCACAATATATCTTCTATCGCAGAATCTACTTCGGGATGAAGTGCCATCTCACGATATCTACGAATTAAATCATATTCGGTTTTAAATACGCCCTCTACATCTAAATATTGACCATAAAACCCAGATGCCAAATAGTAGTCCGCACCGTCCTCATTATTTCTGGGGACAGGTGAGACTACTGATGGTGCTGGTTTCTTATACGAATCATCAATCGAGAAACCAAATAATTGTGCCATAGTATAACTCTTATACCTTTAAAGGTATTTATATTATATCCTAAACTGTGATAAAAATCAACTTATATTAAGGGTTGAGTAGCATTTCCAATAACTTCATAAAACAAGTAATTAAATGTTACTTGAAACTCCTCAATTTGATCAGTTGCACCATAATCAAGAGGTATAGAACTTACCACGTTTGGATAAATTCCTACAAAGTCATATTGTCTTAAAACTTCAATTGCGGAAGTTTCTGATACAATTGAACCTTGATTGAGAGGGCCAGAACCTCTACCAAACTGTTTTACAGTAGCAGATTTTTGATAAGTTTCAGGATTAACCTCACCTTGAGAAGTTTGAACATCATTAATGAAGTTACTCCATCTTTCCATCGCATCTCTAATCTTGAAATCAGTATCATTAATAACTGTTACTGTCCAAGGATCAAATGTACGATCCCCTGCGACTGGAAGAACACGACCTCTAAATGGTACAGGAATGTTTCCTAAGTTTGATGCTGGTATTTCAGCAGCCTTAATTAAAAACTCACCTTTTGCTTTTGCTCCATTTGAATCAGTATCTAAACCTAACTCTGCTGGATATTCAATTGAAACTTCAAATAAATTTGATCTTGCACCACCACCTGTCATTTTAGATCTAAATGATTCTATAGATCTCTCTCCGTGTAAAATTGCCATTTTCTTTTTTAACTCCTTTTGTTATTTAGTGGGATTGAATTAAACTCGACCTATGACTTCACTGAAGGAAACTCCAGTTCTTGTCGCAACGAATGTAAGACCGATGAAGTTAATTGAACGAGCTGGTTTGATAAAGATATCAGCCTTAAACTCATTCGCATCAATAACATCAGGTGTATTGTTTGTTTCATCACAAATAACTATAAAGTCTGATAAACCTCTCTTTGCTTGAACTCCACGAAGGAATGGTTCTACAATATTACGGAAGTTTGATCTTGTGATGTCATCGTTAAATTCAAACAATTGTGTTCTTGCAGCAATTTCAATTCTTGCTTCTAAGTTCAAGAATAAACGACGAACGTTAATTCTGTCAAAAGCAGATGCGATTGCTAATCCAGTCTTATCACCAAATAAGAGGAATCCACCGCCAGGTGAGAAGATCACTGGGTTAATTCTCTTGGTGTATAAAGTATCTCTCTGTACTTTATTTGGATTATATGCTAACTTAACTGTGTTAAGTATGTTTCCTCTTTGAGGGCCAGCGGGTGAGAACCAAGGGAACTGTTCCTCAGATGTTCTTGCCATCAATCCAGCAATGTCACCATTTAATGGCATAAACTGGAACTTATTATTAAATCTATCAAACTGATACTTGTAACCAGAGTCAAAGACTGCGAAAGATGATGATGTAATTGGATCGTAGAACTGAACAACGTTGGTTGTTTGTGTCTTCGCACTTGTTACATTAACAACTGTCTCTCTGTTTGGAGAGATAACTGCTAAACAATCCTTTCTTGCCTCTGCAATCGCAATCAATTTGTTTGCTTTTGCTTGTGATTCTGCTTGACTACCTGTGATGCCAGGGCCTTGTAGTAAGAAGTTAACTGCGTATTCTGCCTCATTCTCAAAGATTTCATAACCACCGATGATGTTTCCAAGAGATGTTGAGTAACCACCTTCTGTACTTACACCAGAGTAATCCTTTCCACCTTGTAATTCATAAAGTTTGTTACCTACAAAGTTGAAGTCTACATCCTGTGCATCTTGACTCCAAGTGTTTTGAGCTGTACTTACTTTTGAAAATGCAGTTGTAAATCCTGATGCGATGTCTCCGTTTCCAGTTGCGATTCCAATAAAGATATTATTAGATCTCTCTGAAACAAGATCCTTATAGTAAATTTTATCACCAAAGGAGTTCTTTGCATCATCTGCTTTTGATAAGAATGTAAACTTCTCAAGAATTGCACCTTGAGAACCAGTAATTTTTCCAGCATCATCAACAACTACAATATGAAGTTCATCATTTGAACCTTGTCTTGCAGCAGCGTATCCACTTGTGCCTGGTTTCTCAGCAATCTCTTTCCACTGTAATGCACCATTTCTTAATTGAATATACTGATTATCATACCAGTCATCAACTTGGAAGACTGTTGCACAAGTTGAAATACCAGCATCAGGGTCTGCGATAGTTGAAGAACTACTTGAGAATAGAACGCCAGGGCCAGGTAATGTATTACTTGTCTTTGTTCCTGTTGTAAATGCGAAGATTCCATCTTCTGTGTAGGATACTGGGAAAATTGTTCCAGCAGCAGAAACACGATTTACAACTTTAACATCAACTGTACTTGCACCAACACCAGTAACAATACCTTGAACGTATCCATCTGCGGTTGATGTTGTGCCAGGGCCAACAATTGTTCCACTGATAGGTTGTGTAACACCCATACCAACACTAATGTTTGCCACCACATGAGGTGTAACATGAAGTTGTTGGTCTGCAGCACCGTCAATGTATGCAACCTTCATTCCGTTTGCATAACTGCCTGGGTTTCTTGCAGCTAATCTGTATGTAACAGCGTCTTCGTAATTATTTTGATAATCATCGAAAGACTTGATTTTAAGATTTGAAGTTGATCCAATACCTGTTGGATGTGTTGAAGGCATACCTCCAACGTTTGCGTTATTTAAATTTGCACCGTCTGCTCTAATGACTCTTAATACACCACCATACTGTAGATAGTTTGAAGCGGTATACCAGTATTCATACTGTCTATCATTAAGTGATGGTTTTCCAAAAAGATCAATCAAATCTTGCTCATTTTCAATAAGCAAAGGTTCTAGTACAGGGCCTCTTTCAAAGGGGCCTACTATTGCACCTGTCTGATCACTTATGGAGTCAATTCTACCAACCGTAAGGTCAACTTCCCTAACCTTAACGCCTGGAGATACTAAACCTATGCCAGCCATGTTTTTCTCCGAGTTCCACGTTTGTTTTACTAAATTTATTTATAAATTGCTACCTCTCCAAATGGGGAAACATGACGTGAACACTACCAATCAGGATAAATCTCTACTAACTCCTTTCTTTTTCTCTTATCTGAAACTCTTTTTATTGAACATCTCTTACACTCATATGCGTATGCTGATGGTATATTTCCCCTGTCCTTTCTTGTTTTGTAAAAATCATTTATTAATTCTTTTGTCTCACCACATATCTTACATTTTCTCTGTTCAAAGAGTAAATGTTCTAATCCAAACTGATCTTCTAGGTTCATCAAAACCATCTCCAAGGTAACATTGACATGCCTAACATGTTTAATACTGGCTCAAATGCTAGTGCAATTAATGTAAACATTAAAACTTCTATAAAAAATTGTTTCCATAAAGGTTGTTTTAACTTCCATTCTTTAAACTTGTTTGGTTTTCTTGCACGTTCATATGCTCCTGATTTTTCACCAATAAGATCTGCCCACCAACTTGGGTCAACAATATTTCCTAATAATTTTAAAAGTCTAATCATCTGTAATCCCACATGTAAGAACGATCACCATATTCATCAGCATACCAACGATCTCCTTCTCCGTCAACAAAACTCTCATCTTCTAATCCATCAGATATAAAACCAAATGGTGCCATGTCTTGTTCTATTTGATCTCTTTGGTCTTCATATATTCTCTTTCTTACATCCTGATCAGTGAGTTCTTTAAAATAATCTTGTGCAACCAACCATGCATATATCACCAGACACATTGCAAGGTCATCATTACATCCTTCTTCTGCTTCAAATGAATTATGTTTCTGTATGAACGTAGTAAGTTCAGATATGATATCATAATCATTGAATATTACTTTCTCATCTTCAATCAAAGTCTTTAAGTTAGAACATCCCACTTTCTTCACAGTCTTGGACATCTTCACTCCAAGTTGTGTTTTCTTACCTGAGAACCCTTGTCCTACAATCTGACCAGCACGACCTCTCATTGAACATAGTAAAAGATTGTCATACTCTAAGTCATACTGTATGATACTTGCAACTTGATCTCCAATATCATTTACCTCACATAAAATAAAAGCGTTATTGTATGCCTTTGCAATATCTACGATGATACTGGGAAACAACATTGGTTTGATTTCATTATTTTTATACTTACCAATCACCTTATGTGGAAATGATGTGATATCCGTGATTACAAAGGCAGAGTAATCAATACCCACACCACGAGCCACATCAACTGTAATTACATAATCATGATTCTTAATCGGTTCAAAGTAGATATCTAATCCACGATTACTCTTAATCGGTTCATCATATACTAATGATTTTAATTTTGCAGAACTAATCAGAGTATCAACAGACCCTAGAAACTCACACTCAAACTCAACACGAAACTGTTGTTCTGATGTATTTGCGATTGTCTGTTCTTTCCAATATGAATCTCTGCCTGGCACTTCAGACCAGTGAACTTCGGTTGGTACATATTCATTCTTCTCTCTTTCAGCGTCATGCCACATTCGGTAGAAATGATTCATTCC